CAACAACTGATCTGCCAGAAGTGTCTAAGTAATTTAGCTTAACGGTTTCAGTTACTTCATAAACTCTAGTGTCAAAAAATTCTTTTCTTGATTGAGTGTAAAGCGTTTGCGTAGCAAGCTCAACACTGTAGCCCGATAATTCTAGCTTATCTAAAAAAGAATTTGTTACATAATACTCACCAAACTCTTCATAGCCAAAATCAATATTTAGCGGCCTGCCCTCGCTGTCTTGTGGGTAAGTTGTTTGATAGTAATTATTAAATGAGTCGTATTCACTTTTCGATATTTTAAAAATCACGATAACCTCTCAATCGTAAACCAACTGCTTTGTGAAGACTCCATAGTAATTGTTCCATTTCTAGCACCTCGTTGACTACCAAGACTTATTTGTGAGCCATTTGCAACAGTTACAATCCAATTTGAAATATGTGCAGAAGATGTATCGTGCCCCTGATTATCTCTTATATAAGTCGATGCCCCTACAGGGCCAACAGGATTTCCGTTTATAATAGTTCTAAACTCAGGTGCTCCCCTGCTAACTCCGCCGCCGATATAGACATTCCAACTTATTTTAACTCGACCCCCAAAATTTGTGACTATTCTTTGATTAAAAAAATCAAAAGTATAGGCTGCATTTGGTATATTTGCTGTTCCGAATATAGGTACAGTAGTAGAAAAATTGTTTCCAGTGTTTATATTTGTTGTAGTGTCTGTGTTAGCGTAGCAAGCATATTGATCTAGTATATCAAGTCTTGCGTCTAATTGTTCTAAAGCTGCTTTAACATTTTGTGGGTTACTCGGAAGGTTTGCTATTGAGTTATCGAATAAAATATCCTGTGCAGATACTTCTCTCCAGTCATTTACTGTAAGGCCCACCTTCAAGTATATCTTTATCTTATTAGTATCGTTTCTGAAATAAATAGTTCTTAAAGGTAAATCCAAACCAATAGGACTAGAAGAACCACCTGTTAAGAATGGCCCTTCTATGTCGGAGTCATTATTTAAAATGACTCCGTTACTTACTTCAAAAGCTCTACTAATATCAATCACTAAATATCCTCAACTGCTACCCTTCTGGCACGTACTGTAATACCTGCAGTAGAGTTACTTTCTACAAGTAGTCTCATGTTACCTCCAGAAATATCTACGCTTGGTCTTGAGAAGTTAGCATTTGTACTTCCAAGTTTAAGAGTAGCGTACTCAGAAAAATCAGCTACACTGGAATCGTTAACTGCAGAAACCGTAAAGCTTCTTCTGTTAGCAGGAGTAGCTTCTTCAAAAGCTAGGACATGCCAAACACAAGAACCAACTGAAGCTACTGGTACTTGATCTACTACTGTAGCAGTAGTGATACCAGTTACTTCTACACTTCTAAGGTTACCTAAAAAGTCTGTTATCTTTTGAATTGCTGACTTAACTGTTTCAGTAGCAGTAAGTAAGATAGAACCAAAACCAGTAAAAGCTCCTAGGTTTGTAGAGTTCTCAGCTACACCACTTAGAGTAATAAGGTCGTCTACGTTTTGGTCGATCTCGGCAATAACTAAATCTTGTGCTTCATCTTTAGCTTCAAGTTCTTGTAGTGCATTTTTAACTGTAGTATTGTCAGAGATTACTGAACCTGTAAAAGTGCCTAGGTCAGTAGAGTTTTCTGGAACGCCACTGAGGGTAACAAGATCATTTACGTTTTGGTCAACTTCTTCCTGTGCCAATTCAATTTCTTGTAAAGCACCTTTAACTGTATTGTTATCTGAAATGGTGTTTCCGCTAAAAGTTCCAAGGTCAGTGTCGCCTTGAGAAGTTCCCAGTAGCGTATCTTGTGCGTCATTGTTGCCGTCAATTTTTTGAATAGCACTTTGTACTGTATCTGCAGAGGTTACGTCACCTGAACCTGCAGTGTATCCAGAAGCTAGGTTTATTCCGTCAGCAAAGTTCCAGTCAATGTCAGCGATCTTAACCATTGCACTACCGTTGTAGGTTACAATAGCCTGGCCTTCTTGATCTCCCCCACTGTCAGGTAAGTAATTTACAGCTACAAACGTATCACTTTCAGATAAAGCAAGTTGAGCGTCTACGTCAGTAAAAGTTACGTTAGGTACTGATACGTCAGTTACTTCTAAAAGAGTATTATCAATAATAGCGTACTCGCCAATAGTGAAATCTGCAGCAGTTAACTGTGTTCCTTCATCGTCAGAGAAAGGAGTAGCGGTTAGATCACGAGCAACACCCGAAGTAACACCTGTATCCCCTGTAAGAACTCTAATCTTTTCTGGCCTCCAAGTACCAATGGTAGCTTGCTGTAAAACCCAGTCACTAGCTGCTCCTGTGTCTGCACTCTTTTGGTAGAACTCCCCAGTCCCACGACGAATGTAAAGTGAACCTGTTTCGGCACTAGTAAAATCTGCAGAAGTATCAGGAGTCCCTGAACCTGTGATAATTACTACCGAGTTCTCACTCGCACCTTCAAATAATTCAATTCCTTTGTTAACTCCAAACGGTTTTAAACTCATATTATCCCCCTATAAGATATTTCTTGTGTACGTAATTTCTAAATCAAACACATTGTTGTTTGTTATTTCAAATTCTACATTACTGCCGTTGATATTAAAATCTATTCCTGCATTAGCACTACACTGATTATATATTTGATGAGCTATGTTACTAGAGCCTGTTCGATAAACTTTTGTTTTAAAACCCATAAAAGAATCGTTAACAAGGTTTTGTATGTTTACGTCATAATCCCTTGTTTTTAACTCCGATAAAGGAAAAGACTCAACTACTAAACTACTTGAAGCAGGAATAGTAGCGTTAAGTTTTTGGTTTTGGTTATTACCGCCACCACCTCCCATGCCACTGTAGAAGTTTTGAACTACAGTTTCTATTTCAGGTAACTTTATCTTGTCTGTTTTTATTTTTGTTCCGTCGTCGAATAAGAATAGAAAATAAATAGTTCCGTTACTTTCTTCTACTTGTATATCGACAACTCGTGGTGCGTCTTGGCCAGGTTCGCCTCTAGCTCCAGTCCTACCTTCTACACCTGGAATACCTCTAAGACCTGGAAGACCCCTAACACCTTGAGGGCCTCTAAGTATATCTATATTTTCATCGACAACTTTTTTAACATCGTCTACAGTTACGTCTTTACCAGACTTACCTTTTTGTCCTCGTAAACCTCGCGGCCCTCGTTCACCTTGATCGCCCTGTAAACCCTTTTCTCCACGTAACTCTTCTTTCTCTTCTGAAGTTAAGTCACTAAATCGTAATATAAGTTCTTCTTTTGGAGGAACTAATGAGTCAAAGTATTCTTTGTGTTCATCAAAAACAAAGTCCTTACCTGCTCGACCACGTTGACCTCGTAAACCTCTAGGCCCTCGTTCACCTTTTATTTGTTGTTTCTGTTCTTCTGTTAGACTTTCAAAAGATAAACGTAACTCTGACTTTTCATTTTCTGTTAAATCTGAAAAACTTAACTTAAACTTATCCCTAAAAGAGTGAATTAATTCAGCGACTTTTTCTTGATGAGTTTCCCAAACAAACCCTTCACCTTTTTCACCTTTTTCCCCACGTTCACCTTTTAGGGTTTCTTGGAAATACTTGTCTGTTTTTATATAATTTGTGAGAAAGGAATATATCTCGTCTTTGTGTTCACTAAATATAAAAGGAGTACCTTGTGGCCCACGGAGTCCACGCTTACCACGAATACTTTCTACGTTGCCTAGTTCTTCCTCAAGGTCAGCTACTAAAGCAAGCATAACACTTTCTTTCATTTTAGCTTCTTGGCCTTAGCCTCATAGTATTTAGTTAATACGTCTTCAAGTTTATTTTCTACGCCACCTTGATTAGTGTCTGCAGGTTCAGGTGCTACACCTTCGTCACCAAACCCTGTAGGTTCATTACTAACTTGTTTGTCGATAATCTCATCTATTCTATCCATAGGTGAGAAGTTGTTAGTAGCGATAAAGTAACGGTCACCTTCTGCATAAGGTTGTAAACCTTCCTTCTCTCTAATTTGGTTTGGAGTCATAGCAGCTACTTGCATTAACTTATTATAGTAAGTAGCTCGTGTGTCCATGTCGGCACTAAATAATTGGTAAAGATCAACACTACTTTCTAAAGCACCGTAACGACCAACTAATAATTTAGTATCAATTTCATTTTCAATATTAACTGCCCATACTGAAATAGTATCGTTAGCTACATCAAGACCTGACTGTTCAACTGTTCCATACTTCTGAGTCTCAGGGTCATAAAGTTTTGTAGGAGGTACACCTAGAAATCTTGCTATCTCGAATACGTTAAACTGTCTCGACTCAAGAAACTGTAAAACGTCAGGAGCTAAAGATACTGAGTTGTACGTCATACCTTCTTCAAGTACTGCAGTACCGCCAGTCTTACGACCTCCCATTTGATCTTTCCAACTATCTCTTATTCGGTTGTATGCTTCGTCACTTAACTTACCTGGAGATTGTAATACTCCACTTGGAATACCTGAGTTAGAGAACATGCTGTTAGCGAACTTATCTGCTCCTGCACTAATACCTAAAACTTCTTTTGCATAAGCAGCTACACCTTGACCGAGTACCCCATCTAATGAATGAATACTTCTAAAGTGAAGTACGTCTTCTTTAGGTAAGTAAACTGTACCGTCACGACCGTTAACAATCTTGTAAACTAACTCGCCGTCAACTGTTCTTTGAGGTATGCAATGGTTCTCAGGAATAGGCCATAAGTTTACAGGTTCTCCTGATACAGTTCTCTCAATTTCTGCGTAGGAGTTACCATTAACTATAGCTGTCTGTAGTTGAGTAGCTTTAAAGTTAAAAGCATTTGTCTCAGGGTTTGGTCTTTTGTTTAGTAACTTGTAAATCTTGTTTCGAAACCTTTCGTTCTCTACATTCTTTATCTCAATAGGTAGTTTAGCAATCTGTGTAGAAATATAAATAACTCCACGATAAAATGCTGAAACCTGCATGGCAGTATCAGGTGTAACTAAAGTACCGCCTGACATATTAATGTACCTTTTTAGTACAGGTTGGTTTCGATCTCGAACCTGCCGCACATTAAAAAACTTGTCGAATATTTTCAAGGTAAGCTCCTATTAAGATTAGATAGTTAAATTATGCTTTAATTAAAAAGCATCTTCAACTGGAGCTTCGTCTTTTACTTCTTCCGACTTTTTTGCTTTTTTCTTAGATACTTTCTTTTTCTTCTTTTTGACTGGTTCAGCTTCAACTTCTATCTCAGCTTGTTCCTCGTCTTCTTTGTATTCTACGTGTCCACGCTTTAGCCAACGGTCAGCACTAGCACCTTCTAGCTCAAGTACGTCACCTTTCTTAGCGATAAGTTCACCATTGATATATGCGTTACCGTTAAACTTGATTTTTCTTTTCATTACTATCTCCCAATTAAAAGGGCCAGACATAGCTGGCCCTCGAATTAATCATTTAAGAGTGATTAAGCCTCTACTTCAAAAGCAGGTTTCTTAAAAGAAGCGTGTCCTACGTGTAGGATAGCTACGTCTTTTGCTACTCCAGAAGAAGCTAAGTCAACAGAAACGTGATTAAAACCACCGTTTACGTCTAGGTCTTCACCTGCTACTTCAAGAACTAAGATACCGCCGTCAGTGCTAAACTCAGCAGACAAATCGTAAAGTGCTGCGTTAGCAGTAGGTTCAACTTTAGTAAAACTTAAAGCTGCTCCTGCTTTGTAATAGTACTTGTTAGCTACTTCTAAATCTTTAGAGTTACCTGCTGCTGCTGCGTCGTGCTGACGAAGAGTAGCTTCAACTGTAGAAGCTGCTGACGAACCTAATTGAATTACAATAGCAATTCGAGAAGAAACGTCAAGGTTAATACGGTCACCAGTTACACCACCGTTAGCGTCAACTGGGCCTTGTAATTTTAGAACACTATGTTCAGCTAAATATTGATTTTGCATGATTATCTCCTTATCAATTTATAAATTATGCTCTGTCTTCAAGCGTTACAATACCAGACATTTCGTAGTTACCAAACTCAGTTACTACTGGTGTCTTGAACGGACAAGAACCGTCCATTCTCATTGTAAAACGGTAAGCGTTGATAGCTTGGTCGAAGAACAAGTGAGAAGAGATAGCTTGCTTAACACCGCCAACTTTCTTAATAGTGTAGTAGTAAGAAAGGTCAGCAAAGATAATGTCACCTTCGTCACCGAGTTGCTTCATAGAACCTAGCATAGGGATTACTGGACGACCCATAAGAAGTCCGTAAGGACTCTGGTTCATTTGGCTACCTGGAGCTAAGTAAATATATTGACCGTTATCGTCTTGCATTAAACGTAGTTGGTCTTCAACTTGAGCATTGATGTACCATACTGCGTTAGCACGAGAAGAAGGAATCATTCTTGAATACATTTTAACAATGTTACGAGCAACGATACTATCTGCAGCTTGTCCTACTTCTTTAGAAACTCTTACTTTAAAGTCTGAGTTAAGGATACCTTTAGGTTGTCCTGCTCCAGACCCATCAATGATAGCTCCGTTAACTTTATAATCAATTGCTCCAGGTGCTTTACCAAGAACGTAAGACTCAAGTGCAGTGCTGTCTTCAAGAAGTTCGTCAGTTACTTTAACTAGTGCAGCAAGCTTATTAAGTTTCCAATCTGCAGTACCAAAGCGGTGCTTTGACTCACTGATCTGTCTACCTTCTGCCGTCCAGTATGCTTCGATACCGCCAGTCCAAGGTTGTAGCTCGTCAGTCGGAAGACTTAAAGAGTTACCAGAAACGTCAAAAGAAGTTGTACGTGGAAGTAATGCTTCGTCGCCGCCCATCTTTTCAGCAATAGTGCTCATCATTTCTTCTGGGATAAGGAAACCACCGTCTTCACCACTTCTTTCAAAGTGAGTGTTTTTAAAACGCTCATCCATATCACCGTTAGCTGCTCTTTTTACTGAGTTAAGAAATTCACCAAAGTTGTTAAACCCTGCGTTCTTTTCTCTTTTTCCCCAGTTAGTAACTTCAATTTTCTCAACTGGTTCAGGCTTAGTTTTTCTAGTTGAAACATTTGCTGCAGCTTGAACTGCTTCTAATTTTTCTTTAGTTTCAATGTTTGTTTTAAGGTTTTGAAACTTTTCGTTAAGCTCATCAATAGCTTTAACGTCTTCTGCAGTAAACTCTGTGTGAGCAGAGTACTCATTTAGTTTAGTTTGAACTTTTTCAAGTTCATTTCTCATTTGTTCTAAGTTCATCTTAGTCTCCTATTGTTTGTTTAAAAAATAGAAGAAGTCACTACGCTTATTTGCGAGTTAAAAAGTCTTCTATGTTCGAATTTATATTTTTAAGTTTTCTTTTAACAATGTCGCTTTGAGTTACAATCTTTTCTGTAGGTAAGTTCTTATACATTTTAGAGTAGTACTTAACCGAAGCGTCAGCACACGCAGCAATGTTTAATTCTTCATCTACCTTACTAGCAAAACCCATTTCAATAGCTTCTTCACTACCAAACCATGTTTCAGCGTGAACCATAGTGCGTAGCTCCGATCTACTCATGCCAGTACGTTTAGCATAAATACTTAGCATTTCTTCTTCGATAGTATCTAAGACTTGGATTTTTTCTTCCATGTCTCTTTGATTGCCGAACACTCCTGTCATTGGAGAATGTATCATAAAGAGTGAACCCTCACTCATAATTATCTCGTCACCTGCCATTGCAATAATAGAAGCAATAGAAGCAGCAAGGCCATCTACATAAACTGTAATGTTAGCATTTAATTGTTTTAGTCGGTTATAGATAGTGACTCCGTCGAATACGTCACCGCCCATAGAGTTAATGCGAACGTCTAGGTTTTCAATTTCCCCAAAAGCTCTTAGTTCTTCGCTTACTGCTTTACCAGTAATGCCTTCTCCGAAAAAGTCTTCTCCAATAGTCCCATATAGAACTAGCTCGGCGTATTTTTTCTTCTTGTCTTTCGATCTAAGTTGAAAATTTAATTGACTATCTTTGTCTTTTATTAAGCGTAGGTTTGTCATAGTATGTTGCTCCTATGTAACATTAAAAGAAACCTGTCAAACTTTGTAAAGGAAAAACGAATGAAACTAAATACACAAAGTCCTAGACCTGGTGACGAAAGTTTTAACTACTACTGGGAATTACTTTTATCGGAGTTAAAAGAAAGACCTAATTTGTGTAACAGTCACTTAACTCAGTTAAAAGTATTGTGTGACGCTAACGTACAATACGATGTGTTACTTGAAAAAGTTAACAAGGAAGGACACATTTTGACTAAGATAACTTCTCAGGGAGAAAGTTTTATTACTAACCCCCACGTTAACCAACTCAATAGAGTAATTAATCAAATAAAAGATTATTCTAAAATGTTAGGTCTAGTGCTAGAAAAAGAAGCAGTACCTACTGGCCAAGGCGACGATGAAGAAGATTGGACATAACCCTTTCGACTACGCAGTTTACCCTAATTGTCACCGTGGACATAACTATGCTCTACGTGTCGTAAGCGGTGAGCAAGTAGCTTGCACTTATGTAATAGGTGCGTGTCAGAGATACTTAGACGACCTGCAAGAAGAAGTACTATTTTATTTTGACGCAGAAAAAGCTGAAAAGTATTTACGACTTGTGCAAAAGTTCCCCCACGTTATCGGTAAGTGGGAAACTGCAGCTATTGAATACGAAGACTGGCAATGTTTTGCGTTTATGAATATCATGGGCTTTATTAGTTTGGAGACTATGGAGAGAAGGTTTCGTACTGCGCACTTAGAGTTCCCTCGTGGCCAGGGTAAATCAGCAATGGCCAGTCAAGCAGCACTTTACTTTCTAGCTTTAGATAATCCAAACGGTAACCACATTTCTTGTGTCGCAACAAAGAAAGATCAAGCACGTATTGTTTTAGACTCTGCTCGTGAAATGGCCAAACGTGCTAAAAGTTATCGAAAGGTAACTGGCGTTAAAGTTCTAGCGCACAAAATAACCCATGAAGCAAGTAACTCTCATATATCCGCACTTAGTTCAGAAACAAATAGTAATGACGGTCGTGCAGATATTTTAAGTGTGGTCGATGAGCTCCATGCCATGAAACGTAAAACCTTTGAAGTAGTAGATAGTGGTATGTCTAAACGTACTGACTCGCTTCTTCTTTGTATTACTACTGCAGGGTATGACGTAGAAGGAGTCGGTCACTCTCAGTCAGTATATGCTAAGAAAGTAGCAAGTGGTGAAGTAAGTGACGATGTGTTCTTTAGCCTCGTATATACTATTGATGAAGGTGACGACATATACGAAGAAAGTACTTGGAAGAAGGCTAATCCCAATTATGGAATATCCGTAGACCCTGTTAACTTTACTGCTAAGGCACGTAAGGCCAAGGAGAGTCCACAAGATGAAGCTAACTTTAAGATTAAGCATTTAAACATTTGGGTAAGTGAGGCCAATGCCTTTTACAATACTCATTCTTGGAAAAAGTGCGCCGACCCAACACTAAAGTTAGACGATTTTACTGGAGAGAAGTGTTACGTAGGTATCGACTTGGCCAGCAAGATTGACCTTACCTCCATTGCGTATATTTTTAAACGTGAAGACAAGTATTATATCTTTGATCGCTCTTTCATACCCGAAGAGACTGTACGTGAAGTTAGAAATGATCTTTACGATGAGAGTATTGCTAAAGGTTATCTAACTGCGACTAAGGGTAACGCTATAAACCATAAAACTATAAAGCAGCAAGTAATAGAAGACTCTAAACAATTTAAAATAATTAATGCAATGTATGACCCTTGGAACGCTACTGAATTTTCTCAAGACTTATCGGAACAAAGAATAGAAATGCTAGAGTTTAGAATGAATACTAGTAACTTATCCGAACCTACTAAAACACTTGACGCACTTATACGTGAAGGAAGAATAGTTCACAATGGGAGTCCTTTACTTACTTGGTGTATTGGTAATGTTGTTTGTAAAGAAGACCCTGCAGGTAATGTGTTTCCAAAGAAGAGTCACGACAAACTAAAAATTGACCCAGTAGTAGCAATCATAATGGCCTTAGCAGGTTGGACTCATCAAGAAGAAGACGAGTCAGTATATGAGAACCGTGGAATACGATATATTTAATGCAAGAAGTTAAGTAGGTCTAGCTGCTCAGGTTCTTTAACTTGCACATCGTAAAATAAATTAAGATAGTGGCGACGAAGACCGTCACTAATACTTTCTTTAAAGACGAATTGAACTTCCCCTACTTCATAATTAGCAAGCTCGTCTAGTCCCATTTGTCTTTCTTCCGTTAAGTTGTAAAGCCTAGGTTTACCTTCCAAGAAAAACCCACGACCTTGACTGACTCTAATGTATTTAACTTTCTTCATTTATTGCCTCTAACACTCTTTTTCGTTTCTCGATTACTTCTTCCATATCGAGTCTACTTTGTCGATCAACGTGTAAACTTTTAGGAGCTACAACTCCAATTAACACTTCGTTTCCTTTCTTCTTTATAATGCGAAGCTCAATATTGTCGTCAATAAAAATAGAATTTCCGATTTTTTCTGTTAGGACTAGCATACAACTCCTTTGTAGTCTGTGACTTGTAAAAGTATCACCTATAGTAAACAATTTAGATAGGCATTACTTTCGTAATGCTTCCTGAAAAGCCTGAACGTGTGTACTATGGAAGGTTATCACGTTCACCTTTTAGTCTTATATCAAAGTTCTCGACAATCGCCTTAGCGAACGTGTCATTTATTATTTCCATGACTTCACTATTCACTGCTTGATTGATTGAAATTCTATATTCAACTGCGTGAAAAATCTCATGCAAAAGTGTCTCATAGAATAAATCACCCTCAAGAGTTTTATCAAGGGTTATTTGCAGTTTATCTTTTTCGTAATGACCGTGAGTGTCTTCAAGCTCGTCATGCACTACAGAAATATCTAAACCGTAAACTTTAATTCTCACAGCTTGTTATCCTTATTGCTTCCCATCGTTCGTAAAATTCTGGCCAAGTACACGCACCGTATTCTTTGGAACTTTCAAATAACCAATAGACTTCTTGCAAGTAGTCTTCTGCAAAGGTGTTTTGTATGTGTCGTAGCGTTGCATTAGCAAATTTCTTATTATGTAATCTACCAGTGCGCTTATACGCTTCCAGTAAACAATAGTTATCCCACATGACTTATCTCTCTTCACTAGATTGCCCTAGGGTTTCCGTCGTTAGCGTCTAGGCGACTCGATGAACCGCACGTTTTACAACGTAGACGCTGATAACTTCTAGTTTTTGTGTGTCGCCAACCGTTGCCCTCTAGTTCTTCTGAACCACAAGTAGGGCATAATAAAGTTCCTTCTAGTTTTCGTTTTTGACTTCTAAATAAATTCTTGTTCGGTAAATTCTTAACGAAAGGTCTAACTGTCACAAATACTTTTTCAAGTAGGTCTACGTCTTGCTTACAGTACTTCTCCATAAGCTCACATGCTTTAGGGTCTTTGTTATGAGTATCAATCCAAAGTTTCCAACCTGTGTGAGAAAGTTTCCTATCGTCAGTGAGATATTTTCCAACTGTGTCTAGTTTATTGTTAATGTTAAATAAGTTTTTTCGTACTACGAGAAGAACATCAATATGAGGTATGTCGTGTAGTACTGGAAGACCGTGATAAATAAGACGAGTCTGTAGATACTTCCAGTCAAAGCGTTTACCGTTATAAGTAATAACAGCGTCAGCGTCTTTAAGTACTTCATAAATTTCAGCGCATACTGTGTAATCGTCATTTACGTCTTTATCCCAACTAGTATAGTCCCATGCGTTTATACAGTGGGTAGTTTTTTCTCCATATATCTTGTAGCCGACACAGCATATACTGGAGACAGTAGCCTTCATGGTTTTAATTTCAAATTTAGAGGAGAGTTGAGTCCAGTATTCCAAAGCCTTTTGAAGGTTTGGAATTATCTCAAGGTCGAACAAGACTATCTTTGGTTCTTTCACTAATCACCTACACTTAATTTAAGTGTAAGTACTTTATGTGAAATATCAAAAGACTATATTAGTCGGGTAGGTAATAAAAAAGGCCACGTAGCGTGACCCTTTTATAGGAACTAAATAGTAGGACTTGGTTAACTATTCAGTAAGGCACTTAATACTAACAAATTTCCAAGGTCTAAGCATTTTTTTATGTTTAAGTGGTTTCTTGCACTCGTAAAGCTCAGTATCAACTTCGATAAAGTCATAAGCGTCACGGTTAGATACTCTTAGCATGTAATCAAGTTGAACATTGTCTTCCATTACAAAACCATTTCGTACGGCCATAATGTGACCCCAAGCATAACATAGCTTAGACGCTCTAATCTGTGCTTCATGAAGTTCACCTTTACAAGACTCTTTAGCTGTCATTGCAAGATACTCGTCAGGGTAGCTTGAAATATTTAATTCAACTACAATAGGGTCAGCGTTAGTTTCAGCAAAAGCTACTGCGCACATAAACATAAGAACGATAAAATTTTTCATAAGTCTCTCCTTAAAAATTACTCTCAATATAAGTTATTCATCAAACATTGCGTCGTCAAGAAAAGAAATAATTTCTCCAATTACTTTTTCTATTTCCTTATAATCAGCGTTACCACTTTCTGCTTCTAGCATTGCAAGTTTAAGTCTTCTAAGGTAGTCGCCTTGCAACTTTCTTCGTATATGGTAGAAGTCTTCGAAGGTCATTGTTATTCCCCCAATATTTCCTTAACCAAAGCCTCGGTTTGTCTGGCTTTTATTGCAGCCTCCGCAAACCAAATCACTGGCTTTTGTTTAGCATCAACAGAATTTAAGTTAGCTAAAAAAGAATTACTCTCTCTTAATATGTCTACGACATCTTGAAGTTTAGTTATCTCACGCCTGTAAAAATATTCTCTGCAATCGCAGGCATAGCTATGAGTTACACAGTTCTTTGCTCTTTTCTCTAGTTCTTCAAAGCTCATTTCTCACTCTCCATATATTCTTTAATTAACAAGGTCTGGCTGTATAAAAACCAGCTTCCTTTCCTATTTTTTTATCTACATCTCTAAATGACATGTAACCATCTTTGTTGCTATATGCACACATTTCAATATACACATCTTCAATAAAAACCCTTTCCCAAGACGCTTCATTTCCGTTCTCAAAATGCGATAAGCCAATCGTCTCTTGTCTAGCCTCGTCTATTTTTGGCGACCTAATCTTTACATCAAATTCACAAGAATATTTTTCTTCTATAACCTTAATAGCATGTCTCATCTTTTCTTTTGTTATTTTAGCTCCGTGCCTTATCCCGTTACTGTAAGCCCTGTTTATTTCACGAGTAACCGCCTCACATTCACGAAGCTCAGCACCCCTGCTTTTTGATAACCAATCTAAAAATCTGTTAATCATTATTACTCTCCATATATTCTTTAATCATTGGGTCGTTGAGGCATAGCTCTGCAGCTTCCCCATCGTCGGAGTAATAGATATTTTTGCCGTAAGAATTATTGGTACAGTCCCAGTTGTCGGGGTGGTAAAATTGCGCACACTCAATCAATTTCTTGATGATTTTGTCTTGGTGTTGGATTTTAGCCCTAGAATCTTTAAATCTTTTTACTTTTGCGCTAGGCCCTCCACCCCAGTATCTACCCCATCTTTTGCAAGGTGGGTGAGCAATGACTTTCTTATCACCTCTATAGAGCAAAGCGTTTTTATTAATATCCCAAGGATCAAACCTAGGATCATTAAAATAAACCCCGTCGGTTTCTGCAAATAAAACTGGTATTTGTTCTTCTAGTGTCATTGTTTACCCTCTAATTCCTTCGCTATCTTTCTTTTAACTTCAATTTTAATCTCTTCTCGTACCTCAATATATGGCTTATCACCAAGGTCTAGGCTTTGCCATTCTAAAGTTCTATTAATACTTCTATCTATTTCAATCAAAGCCTCTTCAAAGCACCTATTAACCGCTTCTTGTTTATTCATTATTAATCCCCTCTAAAATAGGTTTTATTTTTTCTCTTGTTTTTCGTGCTTTAATCCATGCCTGATAAACAGAGCCATCATCTTCTTGCCCTTCTTTTAACCAAGTATCTGTTAATTGTTG